GAGGCCGGGGCCGCAGGGAGAGGTGATGAAGGCGCTGGAGGCGTGGGTGGATGCGCATATAGCAAGGCCGGAGCTGAATATGGGGTACCGTCAGTGGGAGAGGATGTGGGCGGGGGAGCGGCAGGGGGGGCAGGAGGTGGCGCAGGGCTGGGTGGAGAGGGCTAGGAGGAGGGAGGAGCGGAGGGCGCCCAGGGGGCGGTGGAAGGAGGTGGTGGAGGGGGCGGGCCTTAGCGGGAGGGAGGAGGAGGCACTCACCTTGGTGCAGAGGGAGAGTAGGGAGGATGGAAGCATAGACTGGGCCTCCGTGGCAAAGGAGATGGGGGTGGTAAGGGCGACGGCCCAGGTGTATTTGGAGAGGGCGCGGGAGAAGGTGAAGAGGGAGCAGAGAAGACGGAAGCAAACGTATGAAGGAGATAGAAATGGAATACAGCGAGAACGGGGAATGGGTATGGACGGGGTACCGGTGGCAAAGGGCGCCTCGCCCGGCCCCCAGGCGCGCGATGGTGAGGAAGCCAACGCAGCACGGGGTGCACATCCTGCTGTGCTTGGTGACGATGGGGCTGTGGGTGCCGGTGTACCTGGTGGTGTGCCTCACGGAGTGGAGGGACGTGGGGAGGCCGAAGTATTGGTACGGGGACCGGGGGGATAGGGGATGAGCGAGAATGTGAGTGCAAGGCCGCCCACGGGGGACCAGTGGCAGGCGCTGGTACAGGTGGTGCTGCATCTGGCCAGGCTCAACCAGGGGACGATGACTGTCGCACAGAAGGCGAAGTGCAAGGCGCTGCTGGAGAGGGCGGGGGTGGTGCCGCCGAGGTTGGATCTGGACACGCTGGATACCAACTGGTTCTGAAGAGATGAGATTGAATAGGTGGACGCTGGTGGCGGTGGGGCTGGGCCTGGCGCTGTGGGCGGCCCTCGTGGTTTTGGTGGGGGGAACAAAATGACGGAGCTGAAGAAGGTGAGGAGGGTGACCAACCCGCAGGGAACGCGGGTGCATGGGGTGCTGGAAACGACCTCAAGAGGGGTCACGCTGTGCGGGATTCAGGTGGACCCGCCGCTAGCGAGCGCGGGGTGGAAGTGGGGGGGAGAGGCGCCCAGGTGCCTGCTGTGCCGGCAGCGGGCGTGGAAGATGGGGCGAGAATGGGAAGGGTGATAAGGGGGGACGTGTACAAGGTGCTGCCAAAGCTGGAAAGCAAGAGCTTTGATGTGGTGGCCACGGACGTACCGTACGGGGAGGCCATGGTGTGGGAGGGCCGGTCCGCGTGGCACATAAACGATGGGGACGTGGAGGAGAACCTGAAGCTGCTACGGTTCACGATGGAGGAGGCGGCGCGCGTCCTGAAGCCGGAGGGGTTCCTGTACACGACGCTGGGGAAGGGGTATATAGTGCAGCAGGCGTTCTGGGAGGCGGAGCGAGCGGGGTTCCATACGAGGCCGTTCGCTTGGATAAAGCCGACGCCTATGATGGGGGGACCGCATCGGCCGTGGAAGCAGAATCTGGAGGTGTGCCTGTGGGGGTACCGGAAGCTACCAACATCAAGGAGGTACGAGCGGTGCGGGGAGAAGAACTACTGGGAGGGAAGCCCCCCGCGTGGCGCCGCCCGGGTGCATCCCACACAAAAGCCAGTGGCCCTGTTCCAGTACTGGCTCCGGCAGACGCCGGGGCGGGTGCTGGACCCCTTCTGCGGGGTGGGGGCCTGTCTGCTGGCGGCGCAGCGGGAGGGGTTGGACTTCGTGGGGGTGGATATAGATAGGGGGTTTGCGGGGGAGGCGGCGAGGAGGCTGAGATGGGAGAGGGAGGGGGGGAAGCCTTGGGTGTAGGGGGGCCGCCGAGGGAGGGGGTGTTGGTGCACGTGTTGTTGCCGTATGCGTGTTTTGGGGTGATCGTGATGAAGGGAGTGGTGATATGGGCGGCCCCGGTAGGGGCGTGGATGGTGGGGAAGCGAGTAGAGCAGGTGGAGCGATGGGTAGAGGGGAGGCGAGGAAGCGTACTATTCGAGGGGGAGTAGTCCGAGGGGGGGAGTCTTCCAAGGCAGGGGCTCGTTTGCGCGGGTTCGCGCGTGCGGTCCAGGCCCAGAGACCGGGGCTGCTAAGGATGGTCGCAGCCGTGGTAGGGCCGGACGACGCGGAGGATGTGGTCCAAGAGGCCCTGATCCGAGCGTGGCGCTTGACGAAGGCGCCCCCGGAGGACTGGGCCAAGTGGCTGTTCCGGATAGCGGTGAATGCAGCGAAGGATCACCTGGAGGCCAGGCGGGGCGAGCTCCTAGTGCTGTCGGTGGACAAGATTCTGGAAGATGAGGATAAGGAGGAGTGGTGACGCGGCCGGAGGAGCCTACGCTGGAGCAGAGACGTGCCGCTTTGGAGGTGCGATTCCTGCAGGAAGCGAGGCGCCTGCTGGACAAGACGCACGAGCCGCTTACGACCTTCGGGTTTAGTGCGGGGAAGGTGCTGAAGTACCGGACGCGGGAGCCCGGGGTGAGCCAGATCAAGGAGCTGATGATAGCGGCCGCCGTGGCTGTGGACAAGGCGAATGCTCTGGGCAGGTTTGCGGAGACCAAGGACAACAAGGGGTTCGCTGCGGTGGATGCCTTCATCACGGCTCTAATGGGGGATCCGCCCACACCTACCGCCGGCCCGTGATCCTCCAGGAGCTCACGGAGCGGCAGCGGGAGGCCGTGTGGAACTCCAACGCGTGGCTCAACATCTTCGATGGGTCGGTGCGGGCGGGGAAGACGGTGGCCAGCCTAGTGCGGTGGGTAAAGAAGGTGCGGGAGGCCCCGGATGGGGACTTCCTGATGGTGGGGAAGACCGAGCGGACGCTGAAGAGGAATGCGATAGATCCGCTCATAGAGATGTTGGGGCCGGACAGGTGCCGGCTGATAGCGGGGTCGGGCGAGCTGGTTCTGTTGGGGCGGCGGGTGTACCTGGCCGGGGCCAACGACGAGAGAGCCGAGACCAAGATCCGGGGACTGGGGCTGGTCGGGGCGTACACGGACGAGATCACGACCTACCCCGAGAACTTCTGGACCATGCTGCTGAGCAGGCTCTCGGATCCGGAAGCCCAGCTGTTTGGGACGACCAACCCGGACCACCCGGCGCATTGGCTGAAGCGGGACTACCTGGACAGGGCACGGGATCTGGACCTGTACAGGATAAGGTTTCGGCTGCGGGACAACACAACGCTTACGGAGAAATACATCCGGAACATCACGAACAGCTATGTGGGGTTGTGGAGAAAGCGGTACATAGAGGGGGAGTGGGTGGCGGCCGAGGGTGCTATCTACGGGGACGTGTGGAACCCGGAGAAGCACATAGAGGAAGAAGTCCCGGGCATAATCAGGACGTGGTCGGGAATAGACTACGGGACGACCAATCCCTTCGTGGAGATGGTGACGGGGCTGGGGGTGGACGGGCGGCTGCACGTGATGGCCGAGTGGCGCTGGGATAGCCGGGAGAAGCAGAGGAGCCTTACGGCGGGCCAGTACGGACGTCGGCTGCGGCTGTGGCACGAGAAGATAAAGAGGGAGCCCGAGTGGGTGTTCATAGATCCGGAGGAGGCGGCGTTCCGGATAGAGCTGCAGCAGACCGGGTGGCGGGGAGTGCGGGCGGCGGACAACGCGGTGCTGGAGGGCATCCGGCTGCAGGCCGACCTGCTGGCGCGGGATAAGCTGAGAATCCATCGGTCGTGTAGAGGGTTGATAGACGAGCTGCCGGGGTACGTGTGGGACCCGGAAGCGGATGGGGATGTGCCGATAAAGGCGGATGACCACAGCCTGGACGCGGCGCGGTACAGCATCCTCTCATCGGAGTTCTTGTGGAGGCGGCAGGTTCTGGGGAACCAGGCCGCGTAGAAGGAGAGAAGATTTGCCCCTCCCTGTGGGCGGCGAGATGGAATGGCCGCCTCACGAGTTTGCCAGCCAGTACCGAAGGTACCGGGAGCATGCCGCGTGGTACGCGGGAGATCCCAACATGCTATCGGAGTTCTATGCCTACGGGTACGGGGACTCGCGCGGGAGAGCGGGAGAGCCGCTGGGCGCCGGGGGCGGATCCACGCCGACGATGATCGGGTCGCCCTCCATCTGGAGAATGAACTTCGACAGGTTCTGGGCCAGGGCGCCAACCACCCCGTGGCGACGGATGATGCTGCACATCCCGATGGCGGGGGACATAGCGACGACCAGCGCAGACATGCTGTTCTCGGATCCGGTTATCCCCAATGTGGTGGAGGCGCACGGGCGGAAGGCGCTGCCCGGGGCCATAGCGGTCCAGGACAGGCTGGACGAGCTGGTGGAGCTGGACGGGGCGCGGGCCACGGTAACGGAGGCGGCCGAGACGGCGGCGGCCCTGGGTGGGGTGTACCTGCGGGTGACCTGGGACAAGGATGTGGAAGCGGAGTTTCCCCTCTTCACCTCCGTGGACTCGGATTGCGCGGTGCCCGAGTTCGAGTGGGGACAGCTGAGGGCGGTTACCTTCTGGAGGGTGGTGAAGGACCCGCTGGAGGATGACAAGGCGGTGTACAGGCATCTGGAGCGGCATGAGGTGGGATACGTGCTGCATGGGCTGTACAAGGGGACCGAGGCGAAGCTGGGAGAGAGGATGCCCATCAGCTTGCTGGGGCCGGACTGGGTGACGGATGACCAGGAGAGCGATCTGGCGGTGGTGCCCACCGAGATAGACGAGCTCACGGCGGTGTACGTGCCCAACATGCGGCCCAACCGGCTGTGGCGGGGGTCACAGCTAGGGAGATCGGACTATGATGGGGTGGAAGCCATCATGGACAGCCTGGACGAGACCTGGACGAGCTGGATGAGGGACCTGCGGTTGGGCCGGGCTAGGCTGATGGTGCCGCAGGAGTACATGGACAAGCAGGCCAACGGGCAGAGCAGCATCTTCGACATAGACCAGGAGGTGTTCGAGGCCCTGCCCATGGCGGTGTCGCGGGATGAGAACATGATCACGCCCGCGCAGTTCAATATTAGGGCGACGGAGCACATGGCGACGGCCACGGCGCTTATGGACAGGATAGTGGCGGCGTCGGGGTACTCGGCAGCTACATTTGGGCTGGACGAGGTGCAGCGCGGGGTGACGGCCACGGAGATCATCTCGCGTGAGAAGCGCACCATTGTGACGCGGGACAAGAAGATTGCGTACTGGAAGCGCCCCCTGTCGCGGATAATGCGGGTGTGGCTGAAGATAGACGCGGTGCACTTTCAGAACCACGAGGTGTATGCGCCTCGAATAGACTGGCCGGATGCGGTCCAAGAGGATCCGGGCAAGATGTCGGCCACCGTGGTGACGCTGCGGCAGGCGATGGCGGCCAGCACCGAGACCCTGGTGAAGATGGTGCATCCTGCGTGGCCCCAGGAAGAGGTGGACAGGGAAGTGGAAAAGATCATGGTAGAGAAGATGATGGTGCCGGTGAAGCCGGGAGGGCCGGTGGCCGCGGCCCCCACGGCTTCCGAGGGAGGAAAGGTCCAAAGTAGCAGGTCGCCGGGGGACATCCAAGGAATAGTCCCCGAGTTCCGGGCGGGAGGGGTGGACATGCTGCCCCCGGGTTCCACACAAGGAGGTTCTGAGTAGGTGGCAGGCAAGTCGATGAAGCTCGGCGGAGGCGGTCGGTTTGCGAAACTGGCCAAGGCCAAGGGGCCTGCTCTGGCCGCCTTCATCGGACGGAAGAAGTACGGGGCCAAGAAGATGGCCGCGATGTCGGCGGCAGGTCGGAAGCGGAGGAAGAAGAAGTGAAGCGAGTGACGCCCAGCGCGGCACCGGTCAACAAGGTTCCGTCCACGGGGCAGTCGCGGGGCCAGGTCCCCGCGCGCGGCGCCCATCCGTGGAATCCGCCCCCGACGGGGCAGGCGGCCGGGAACGCGCCCAGTCGGGCTCCGGTCTACTGGGGGCCGGGCATCACGGGTCAGGTCAAGTAGAGCGTCCTTCAACTCGGACGGGGAGGTGGCCTAGCCACCTCCTGGTCCTGGCGTAGCCACTCCGCCCTATGAGTGGCAACGCGCTGGCGTGGCAGCTCCGCCCTATGAGCTGACTTGGCCTCCCAGGCCCTAAATGGAGAATGCAATGTACGAATCGTGGATGAATCGTCTTCGCCAGGAAGGCCCCTTCGTGATCGCGGGGGGGACGGACGACACCGATGGGGGAGATGGCGGGGACGATGCGGGGGGCGAGGGCGGCGAGAAGCCGCCGAAGTCCTACTCGAAGGCGGAGCTGGACGCCATAGTGGCGAAGGCGGTGGCGAAGCGCGACAAGAACTTCGCTGACTACCAGATGCTCAAGGAGAAGGCCGACGAGCTGGACGCCCTGAAGACGCAGTCGCAGACCGCCGAGGAGCGGATGCGGCTGCAGCACGACCGAGCAGTGAAGGAGAGGGACAACGCGGTGGGGCGTGCCGAGCGTGCGCTCATCCGGTCGGCGGTGGTAGCAGAGGCAGCCAAGCAAGGGGCGGTGGACCCCGACGCCGTGGCAGCCCTGGTCGACCGGACGGATCTCGTGATCGAGGAGGACCGCGTAGAGGGGGCGGAGGAGGCGGTGCGGGCGCTGCTGGCAGCCAAGTCGTACCTGCTGGGAAAGGCGGGGGCGGCCAGGCGGGCGGGAGCGGACATGGCAGGAGGTGGACAGGGGACGGCCCCGACCACCACCGTGGCCAGATCGCAGCACAGGCGGTGGCTTCGGGGAGAGGATGGTGGGATGACCACCGAACGGCAGAAGTTGGTAGACGATGCGATGCGTCATGGGCGGTACATGACGGACCGCTGATACAGGAGGATACGTGCCGAACATCACCGTAACCACGGCGCAGAACTTCATTCCGGAGATCTGGGCCCAGAACGCGATGCAGGTGCTCAGGAACAACATGGTCCTGGCCAACCTGGTGACCCGCGACTCGGACGTGGGCGCGTTCGCGCAGGGTGACACCCTGCACATCCCCTTCCCGGGCACCTTCGTCGCGAACGACAAGGCGCCGGGTGGCAACGTCACCACGCAGGTCCCGACGGACGCCGAGGTGGTGGTGGTGCTCAACAAGCACAAGGAGGTGACGTTCCTCATCGAGGACGTGCCGAAGGTGCAGGCGAATCAGGACCTGATGAACAGGTACCTGACCAACGCCATCGTCCCAATCGCGGAGCAGATCGAGACCGATCTGTTCGCGCTGTACGCGTCGCTGACCAACTCGGTGGCGTCGGCCTCAATGACCGGCGCGCAGATCCTGGCCGGCATGCTGAAGCTGAACCAGAACAAGGTCCGGCTGCAGGACCGGAACCTGGTGATCTCGCCAGGGTCCCAGGTCAAGCTGCTCTCGGACACCAACCTCCAGTCCTTCTTCGCGTTCTCCGAACCCCAGGCCATCCGCAACGGCGGGATCGGGCGGGCCTACGGGTTCAACATCTTCATGTCGCAGCTGACGCCGCTGGCGACCACCTACAAGAACCTGGCGTTCACGCCGGATGCGTTCATCCTGGCCATGCGCAGCCTGCCCGAGAGCGGGAACCCGGGCGTCGACCAGATGGTGGTGCAGGACCCCGAGTCCTCGCTCCAGTTCCGGCAGACCGTTTCGTACAACCCCAACGCCCTCGGCGTGCAGGTCACCCTGGACGTGCTGTACGGCGTCAACGTGCTGCGCAACGCGGGCGGCACCGTGGTCCTGACCCCCTCGGGCGACGGATAGGAGCGAGGAATGGCAAGAGACGACGTCACCACGACCAAGCTCACGGCGGGGCTGGAGGTCGTCGAACCGGCCGGCGTGGCCATCAACACCACCAACGGCTCCCGGGTCCTGTTCGGAGTGGTCACCGGGTCGGCGGCCGGCGGCAAGAGCCGGCGGGTGGTCCTCCGGATCACCAACACGGCGGCGTCCACCAAGGTGGTCACCATCCCCAAGGGGCCGGCGGCCCAGGACGCGGCCGACATTGTGACGGCGGCCATCGCCGCGACCACCGGGGTGGTCTACGTGGCGGTGGGGACGAAGTACGTCCAGGCTGACGGGGGGATCTACGTGAACTTCGTCGCGGGCCACACGGGGGTGGTCCAGGCGTTCGAGATGCCCGCCGGGGGCTAGTTCGAGGAGGAAGATGGCAACCAAGTACACCTGGAATCCGGAGCGGCGCCGGATGGATCTCGAGCGGGAGACCGTCGACGGAGCGCCGCAGGTCGAGGTCTTCCACGTCAAGAGCCCCGAGACGGGGGCGGTCCACGACGTGCCGGACGATCACGACGCGGTCTTGGCTCTGAAGGCCATGGAGGCGGGCATCGGCAACGGCAACGGGTGGCGCTGGGCCACGCCGGGAGAGGTCCGGCGCATGTACGACGCCCACGGCGTGCCCGAGGACGAGCGGCCCGCGCTTCCGAGGAAGCGCCAGGAGGAGGACGAGGCCCCAGCCAAGATCGAGGCCAGGACCTCGACCGGGACGGCGCGGAGCCAGCGGTAATGGCTCCGCCGGGAGGAGGAAACACTTCGATCATCGGGAGGCTCCAGGCAGAGAACGCCCAGCTCAAGCAGATCCTGGCCCAGAAGGACATGGTGATGCACCAGCGGGCTGAGCCCGCGCTGTGCGAGCTCATCGACTGTCTCAACACCCTCACGAAGATGGCCACGGCGGGGCACGCCCCGGCGGTACGCCTCCTCCAGCAGTGGAAGGAGGCCGTGGCCAACGCGGAGGCAGCGGCCGGCAGTCTCCTCGTGGTGAGGAACGGAACCGGCTAGGCAAGGAGAGGCTACATGGCGCGCAGACGGAACAACAAGGGCATGCCCACGGGCTTCGTTTCGAAGGCTCAGTGGCGGATGTTCTTCGGAAGCCCGAAGCTCCGCCGGTACGCGAAGAAGGAGGCGAGGAAGGTGATCGTCCTGAGGGGCAAGATCACGGGGTACCGATCCCTTCCTCGTCGCAAGGGGCCGCGCAAGCGGATCTGAAGGAGCAAGGCCCAGACGTGACAAAGGACCAGGCACTGGCGGCGCTGGAGGCAGTCCACGCGACGGTGCACGATCTGTACGACGGGAAGACCGACAAGGGGCAGGTGGAGCTGGCGCCCCGGCTGGCACAGTTCGAAGCGCACTGTGACACGCTGGTCATGACCGTCTCTCACTTCTTCGACGAGGCGGAGAAGGCCTAGATGGGACGGTTCAACGGAGCCTTCGAGTCCCAGACCGCCCAGCTCTCGGGCGTCCCCGTGACCACCACCTTCAACGGCTACTTCGGGGCCGTGGTGGCGGGAGCGGCGGCCAACTTCAAGCTGCGGCGTCTCCGCTTCGGCATCCGGGCGGCAGGCGTGCCGACCAGCCAGCAGGTGACGATCGGCATCTACCCGCAGACGGTCCGCGTGGTCGGCTCGGGATTCTCGACGCGGGTCGGCCGGAACATGGACCCGCGCGGGGCAGCCTCGGCCATCACGGGCATCGACTTCACGACGGCGGCGACGGCCGGCACCACGGGTCCGACCATCGCGGCCAACCCCTTCGATGAGGTGACGTTCAACACCCAGAGCGGGTACGACATCCCCTTCGAGATGCTCGAGGAGCTGATCTGTGACCAGGGCACGGCCAACGGCTTCGCCTTCGTCAACCTGGGGAACACCCTTCCCACAGGACACCTGATCACCGCTGCCTTCGAGTGGGAGGAGTAGCGACCAATGCGCCGAACCCTCATCTCGTGGAGCAACTGGCCGGATCTTCCGGATCCGCTGCACCCAGACCTCATTCCTCGCATCCTCGTGGCTCAGCCACGGGAGGTGACCGAGTGGGCGCGGGCGCGGCGGGAGGGGCGACTCCCACGAGAGGTGGGGGGAGGCTCCCCCTTCGGCTACCAGAACCTGCTGGCAGGGGCGGGTCCGGCCTCAGCGGACGGACCCACCCTCACCGCAGCGGCGGAGAACTCCTGCATCCCCACGGACACCAACACGCAGGTGTACGCGGGCGTTCTCAATACGATAGGCAAGACCGTTCAGTTCACCTGGGCGGGACGGCTGTCGACGGCGGCCACCCCGGGTACGGGGCAGTTCCGACTGCGGTTCGGGACCACGGTGGGCATTACCGGCGTGGTGCTCTTCGACACCGGGGCGCTCACCCTATCGACCTCGGCGACCAACGCTACCTGGGAGATAGTGGCCCGGCTCACGGTGAGGGCCAAGGGCTCGGGCACATCGGGCAACTCGATGGTGATCGGGTCGGTGACCAACATGACGGGCACGCTGGGAACGGGCGTGCGGGCCATGATCCCGGCCACGGCCCCGGCGGTAACGGCGGGGTACGATTCCACGGCGCCGCCCTTCTTCAACGTGACCTGGACGCCGTCCCTGTCGACGGCTAGCTTCACCGTCCATCAGTACATCGTAGAGGAAATGAACTAGGCATGGCAACTACCTTCACGGTGTTCTCGGCAACGCTGAGAACGGACGGAACCTACGTCTCGCCTACGGCTGCGTGGGACGGGGCGCAGGACACCGGGGTGTTCTACACTCCCATCTGCACCCAGGCACACTGGGCGGCCTTCGTGGGGGGGACGCCCAACCCGGGGACCATGCATGTGATGATCGAGCAGTCGCTGGACGGCGAGGTGACCTGGGAGGAGGCCACGAGCTGCACCTGGCAGGGCAACACCTGGGGGCGGCAGGGCTCGCCTAACCTGCCCTCGGCCAGCTTCCAGGCCAAGTTCGATAGCCGGGGACCCCGGCGCATCAGGGCGACGATTGTCTTGGCCGGCACGGGTGCCGGTCTGGTGGTAGGACTCTCGGCTACGATCAACACCTCCCTCTAGTCATGAGCATAGCCGTCGACCAGCGCGCCACCCTGGGGACCGTGAATGGTGGGACCACGGTCAACTGCCAGTTCAACACCAAGCCGACCGGCGGAGACACCGTGATCGTCCTGATCTCGGCAGGGAACTTCTCGTCGAACTCGGCGCTGGCCACCGGGGTGGTGGATGCGGCGGGCAACACCTATACCAAGCGGGTGTCGCTGGAGGCGGCATCGCACGGGGCGGCGGCCGAGATCTGGTCGTGCGATTCGGTGGCGGTTCCGGGGGGAACCTGGACGGTAACGCCCACGTGGGCGGCCGGGACCTTCGGCAGCGTATCGGCGGTGAGCATCTCCTCCTGCCTGGGATTCGATGCCTCGGGTACCACCAGTGGGACCAACCCCACCACCGCGTGGTCGACCGGTGCGAACAGCTCGGTGGCCGGGGACTACTTCGTAGGCGTGATGGCGGTGGACTCGGGCTCGGGCGCGGCCGGCGTGGCGTCGACCAGCACCAGCTGGGTAGACCAGCAGGCGGTGCAGAACGGGACCGTGTCGGAGTGCTATCTGTACGCGGACCTGACCACCTACCCGACGGCCAGCTTGCAGACCTGGACGGGCACCTTCAGCTCGCCGGGAACGTGGGACTACGTGGCGGTTGTGGCGTGCTTCAAGCCGTCCAACCCGGCGCCCACCGGGGCGGGCGGGCCGTTCCCCCAGATCTTCGCCATGAACGGACCGTACAACCCGAGGCGACTCAACTTCTGGCAAGCGTACCCGGCCCCGGCACCTATGCCCAACCCGGCGTTCGTGCCGAGCATTAGGCGTCCGGGAGACCCGTGGCGCCCCGCTAGACACTGGGAGGGCATTAGGTAGCGTGCGACGATGGAGGGGAGCTGAGGCTCCGCTAGGGCAGGGACCGGTCCCGGCCCAGATACGGAGGGCGCGTGCGGTCTGGCCCCTCCCTCGTCGGCAGCGAGCGGTGCAGCAGCCCTGGCCCCAGGTGGCGCTTCAGACCCCGGCCTGGGTAGCGCCTCCCACTCGGCACCTCGTGGCCAGGGCGGTGGCGCGGCCTAGAAGGGCGATGCAGCTGGTCCTGGCCCAGGCGGTCCCCCTGGTTCTGGCCGGGCCGCCACGACGTGCGCGATTCGTTCTTCCGGCGCGACGGGTCGCGTGGTTCCCCTGGCCGCAGGGCACGCAGGCAGCGCCCCCGCTCTTCGTGGATGGGCCGAGGAGACGGCCCCAGCGAAGCTTCGCGGCGCTCAAGCGAGCGCGGGCGGTGGCGCCACCTTGGCCACAGGTAACCTTCCCACTCTTGGTGGAGGGGCCGCATCGGCGGCAGCAGCGCAGCTTCGCAGTGGCGAAGCGATCTCGGCTGGCCGTCCCCCCGTGGCCACAAGGCACCCAGACGCCGCTGCTGTGGGTCTCCGGCCCGGCCCGGCGCCCGCTGGCCCGGTGGGGGCCGCCCCGGGGTCGCTTGGGGTCTCGTACGACGCCGCCGGGCCAGGCCTGGGCCGCCCCGCAGGTGCGGCCCCGTGCCCGTGGCGCGGTAGGACCCGTACGGAGGAGGCTGGCCCAGCCGCCCTGGCCCCAGGTCACAATAGCGCCGCCGCTGTGGATTCCGTGGAACTGGCGCAGGAAGCTATCGAGGTGGGTGCCGTACCGACGACGGCCGCTGTTGTGGTGGCGTGTCCCGGATCAGGTGATAGTGCCGCCCCCCTCCGTGGTAGAGCGATCATCAGGACGGCGCTCGGCCCTGGTAATGAGTGGGGAGCGAGCCCTGGAGGTCTGGGGCGGAGCGCGGCCGGTGGCGGGAAGATCTGGGCAGCGACCGGGAACGGGTCGGACCGGCTATCGGCCGGATGGAACGCAAGATGGCAGAAGGAGAGCTAGGTGAGTGACAACACGATAAGGCTGGGACCATACTCTCAAGGAGAGGTGCCCGAGCCCGTGCTCTTCACCTTCCTCAAGGCGGATGGGTCGCGGGATTCTCTGGCTGGGTCTCCCACCTTCACCTCCAAGTTCGAGTTCCGGCGGTGGAACACCACCACGCCCACCGAGATCACGGCTACGCTGGCCGACCAGACCGCCACTCCGGGCGATGTGTCTTGGGCCTGGGGGTCTACCAGCATGGCTACGCCGGGGGACTACGAAGGCGAGCTGTGGGTGGGCAACACGGTGAACAAGTACCGGTCGCAGCGCTTCCGCTGGACGGTGCTGCCGTCGGTTCAGGTTCCGACAATCTAGGAGGAGGAGATGGCTTACGCCACGATGGCTGAGCTTGCCGCGTACACCGGGGAGGATTCCCTGGGGCCGGGCGATGAGCGACGGCTGGAGCGTGCTACGACGCTGGTGAAGGGTGAGCTGTCTTCCGCTTACTACGTGACCGATACCGCCGGCAACGCCACCGACCCCGTGGTGATAGCGGCTCTGCGTGATGCGACCTGTGCCCAGGTGGAGTGGTGGCGAGTGACCGGAGACGAGTACGGTGCCAAGGGCATGTACCAGGCGGCACCGGGCGCCCAGATAGGGCACGGCCTTCAGGTGATGGCGGCCAGGCGCCAGCGGCTGTGCCCGCGTGCCCAGACCGAGCTCAACGTGAAGGGGATCTGGCGGCGCAAGCCGCTGGCGTGGTGACATGGGCGTAGCTCTAGATGTGCGATCCTTCGGATTCTTCGGGATGCTGGCGCGGCTGGTCGCGGCCCAGGAGAAGTTCCATTTGGCCCCCCACAAGGTGGTGGAGGAAGGGGCCGATGTGATGGTCCAGGCCCTGCGGGCGGAGGCGCCCAAGCGGACCGGGTTCATGGCTTCCACCATAGAGGCGCACGTGGTGGGAGACCGAGCGCACTTCACCACGCGAGCGACCTACTCGGTGTACGTGCGCAAGGGTACGCGCCCCCACGAGATTCGTGCTCATGTGGGCAAGCATGCGCTGTGGTGGCCCGGGGCTCTGCATCCCGTCCGACGGGTGATGCACCCCGGGAACGCTCCCAATCCCTTCCCCAAGCGCGCCCTGGCTCTGGCCAAGCTGGACATCCTGGAGAAGGCCCACGGTGTGGCCAAGTGGGTGCTAGGCAAGTGAGCATCTTGGCCGTGAAGGCGTACATTGGGGGGCAGG